TACCAGTTCGGCCATGTCTACCTGTACCCGCTCGCCCCGCGTACCTGGCGCGCCAGCGTCGCGGCAGCTTTCTGAGCACGCGCACGATCATCGGTGCATGCGGGCATCGCCAGGGTTCAGGCTCCGCGAGCGGCTATACTGTGCGGCTCTTTTCCCCGATAGCTCAGTCGGTAGAGCGCCGGACTGTTAATCCGTAGGTCCCTGGTTCGAGCCCAGGTCGGGGAGCCAATAAAATCAAGGGGTTAGGTATCGCGCCTAACCCCTTTTGGCTTTCTGAAACCTGGAATATCAGACAGTTGTCTGAAAATCAGACCAGCGAAGCCTCGGCTTCACGCCGCGCGACGAGCCCGGGAAGCACCCGGCCACCGCCCCTCACCCACTTGCGCAGCTCGGTCGGCACCGCCGCCCAATCGCCCGCGTTCACCTTGCGCTGCAGCTCGGCGGCGTCCCAGCGCCCACAGGTAGCAGTTGCTCCACATCACCGCCCAGCCTCCGCTACGGCGTAGATGCGCTGGCAGGCCAGGCCGGCGGCGCGGGCGGCGTCGAAGGCAATCGCAAGGTCAACCGCAAGGTCAACCGCCTCTTCAGCGCCTGCGTGCAGGTCGGCGTACACCAGGCCGGGGCCGGTGGCTGCATCGCCTCGGTCGGCAGCGGCGGCAGTTGCATCGGCCGGATGGGCGCCGGCGGCAGCGAGGGCGGCGATGTGCTGGCGCAGCCGGCCAGCCACAGCGCGCAGACCAGCAGCATCAGACGCATGGGCGGCAGCTTGGGTGCGGGCATGGGCGGTCTCCTGGGCAATGGCGTTGCGGGCCTGGGTTTCGGCGGCACGCTGGGCTTCGCTGGCTTCGCGGGCCTGGCGCTCACACTGGGCCAGCTGCTGGGCGTGGCTGGCCTGCAGGGCGTTGACCTGCGCCTGGGCCTGGGTGTCGCGCAGCCACCAGCCGGCGCTGGCCGACAGCGCGGCGGCCAGGGCCAGGGCGGCGGCGGTGGTGGCCAGGCTCATGCGGGCACGCCCTGCAGGCACAGCGCACGCTCGGCGGCGCGGCGCTTGGTGAGGCCGGGCAGTTCGACGGCCTGGCCGGCGACGCGCGCCTTGTTCCAGCGCGGCAGTTGGTCGCACGCGCCGCGCAGGTTGCCGGCGGCCAGCATGCGCGCTGCAGTGCTGCGGGCGCGGTCGCAGGCGACGGCCGGGCCGATGTTGTAGGCCGCGTCCCCGAAAGCTGCCAGCACTTGCCACGGCAGGCCGGGCACGCAGCGGTCGACGGCGTTGATGGCCGCGCGCATGTCGGCGTCCAGGCGCTGCCGGCACTCGTCCAGGGTGTAGACCCTGCCGGCCTGCACGTCGGTCGTGCTGCCGTAGCAGACGGTCAGGATGCCCGGCGGGTCGTAGTAGGCCACGCGGCGCAGGCCCTCGGCGGGCACGGCGATGGCCGTGGCCGCGGCGATGGCGGTGGCGACGATGCGGGCGCGGCTCATAGCTCGGTGTCCTGCGCGTCGTCGTGCAGGTTGCGCGAGGCGGCTCGGCGGTCGTGCTGGCGGTCGGACTCGCGGCGGGCGTCGCGTACCCAGCGCCAGATCAGATACACCGCCTGAAGGCCGATGAAGATGATGCCGCTGATGGCCAGCCAGTCCTGCACGGTGATGCGCTCCCATGAGGTGAGCACGGCCGTCACGCTGGGCACCGCCTTGGCCGTCTCCAGCGCGGCGTTGATGGGCTGTTCGGTCATTGCTCCGCGCCGACTCACGCCACCGCCCCCATGCGAACCGCCACTTCCCACGCCACCGCGCAGGCCACCGGCACCGCAGCGCTGGCCGCGAAGTCCTTCGGCGAGACATCGTGCAGGCGCGGCACCAGCGCATTGCTGCCGCGCTGGGCGTACTCGACGGCGGCACCGGCAGCAAGGCCGGCCAAGGCAATGCCAGCGGTGAACGGGTGCAGGCCAATGGTGTGGCACAGGGCAAACCACGCAGCAGAGGCAACAGCGACCACCGTTCCCGCTTTGATATGGGCGATCTTGTCAGGGGCGAGTTTCATAGTTAGCTTACGTAGACCCTCAATGTGTGTGCGCTCAACGTCACGCTTCCGCCGGTGTGGTTCTCGTAGACCACCGTCACGACCCCGCTCGCGCTGACGTAGCCGAAGACCTTGAGGCCCTTGGCGTCGACGTCGATGGTCACGGTGACTTGGTTCTCCGCGCCCACCAACACTGGCAGAACGGCCACCGTGGTCGTGGCACGCGCTCCGTTGGCGATCGGGGTGACCAGGCCCACCCCGGTGCCGGTGTACGGCTTCCAGACGGCGTTCGTGCCGAACCCTGGCGTGACGCAGGTGTACCGGCCGGGCATCAGCGCGGGGTTCGATGAGACGAAAGTGTCTCCGCGGAGGTAGTAGCGGTTGGTTGGCAGCGACGCCGGCGTCAGCTGACCGTTGAGCGCGCTCCCGACAAACGCTCGGCCGCCACCGCTCTCCAGTTGGTCGGTCAGCGAGTCGGGCTTTTCCCACAGGTACGGCACGCCGCCGCCGTCTTTGAAGAAGGCCTCGGCGCCCAGTTCCAAGGCGTAGGTGTGCAGCCTGTTGCCGCGCCATGAGCAGTTACCACGCTTCGGGTACGCGAAGTAGCCCACCAACTCGGGCTCGTAGCTCGTCAGGTTTAGGCCCCCCGGCGGGACCGCGTAGCTGATCTCCTCGGCGCTGATCCGGTTACCTGTGCGCCGCAGGTAGGTCACCGCGGGCAGAGCGCAGTCGGCGGTCTCGGGCGACCAGTACGTCGCATTGGGCGGCGCGTTTCCAGTCGTCGGCGCGGTGCACCGGTAGTGCGTCCCGCCCGAGACCACCGTGTCGCCGGGCACGTAGGCTGTCAGCGCGCTATACGCCACCGGGGTCTGCGGGTAAACCGTCGCGCCCCAGCCGGCTCGGCCGCGAATCCACTGCGCGACCTGCGCGAAGGTCATCGCGGCAAAGCTCGTGCTGGCTACGTCAACGCCGCTCTCGCGCAGGTAGATCGTGTTGTTGCTAGCCTGGACGCGGATGCTTGGCGTCGGAGCGGTGCTGGTCACGAAAATGGCGACGTGACCACAGAAAAAGTCGTTGTCGGTGACCGCGACGTTCCCGCCCTCGACCTTCACGCCAGCGTAAGCCGCGAATGTTGGCTGGATGCCGACATGGCGAAGCGTGTTGCCGCGCACAGCCGCATTGGCAATGCTCCTCGGCCCGATCCAGATGCCGTCCTGACCAACGCTGTCGATTTCGTTGTCTACGACTTCGAGCGCTTCTTCGCAGATCGCAATCTCAACGCCGCGCTGCCCCGCCTTGTACAGCTTGTTGCCAGCGATCCGCAGCCTGGAGACAACGCTGTTCGGGTTGGTGCCGACCCGGATGGGCGTCAACAGCATGTTCACCACGGTGTTGTCCGCGATGACCACGTTGTCGCAGGTGAACTCCTCGACGACTATGCCGCTGCGGTAGCTGCGCTCCAGGGTCGCCGTTGCCTGCTGGTTGACGACGATGTTGTTGGACACGCGCACGTCTTTGCAGAAGACCGCGTCGATGCCCATCTGGTAGTTCAACGCTGGGTTCGCGTTGTCGTCCTGGATGACGATGTTCGAGTCGATGATCGTCTGCAAGCCGCCATAGGTGATGAGTTCGTCTACATACCCGGCGGCGATCCCAATGCCAGCGCAGTTGCGGGTCACGTTGTGGTGAATGTTGACACGCGAGCAGAACGCGGTGTAAAGCCCGTTGTCGTTGGCGTCCTGCGCGTAGCAGCCGGACACCTCGACATCGTCCGCGTACTCGATGCGCAGGTTCGCATCCAGCGGGGTAGCGACGTTGCCGAAGAACTGGCAGCCTCGCACCTTGACGCGCCTGAACTTCGCTTTGCTGACCTCGTCGCCTTGGATGCGCAACTGCGACGGCCCGCCGAAGAACGTGACCCCGTCGACCTCGCACAGATCGGCCACCGCGCCGGCCGGCGTGGTGATGCGGACGCCGATGCCCACGACGCCGGTGTAATTGAGCCTGGCGCCGTTGCCGTACCAGGACAGCTTCCCGCCATTGGCGACGGTTGCGGTCACGCCGCTGTGCGTGATCGTCAGCCAACCGAAGTCCAGCGGCACGCCCGCGTTGAGCGCAAGTTGCAGCTTGGCTGTCTCGTTGCCAGAGCCCGTGATCCCAAAGTCCCGGACATGCGCTCGATCGCGCAGTCGGCTCTGCAGCGTGCGCTCGACGGCGCCGGCCGCGTTGAGGATGTGCCCGATCCGTGAGGACCCCGTCGACGCTGCCAGCAGCGCCGCCAGTTGCTCGGCGCTGCCCGGCGCGCCGCTCGCGCCCGACGCCAGTTCCTGCAGCGCGAGCCACAGGCCGTCGAGATCCCTGTTGAGGGTCTCGGCCAACAGGTCGCCGTTATCCTGGTAGTCGGTGGTTCGCTTCAGCTCGCTGGAGCGATAGCGCGTGATCACGGTGCCGTTGGCCGGCGGAGACAGGAACTCGACGCTACCGGCGTCCGTGCCCAGTCCGGTCAGCGTGTAGTGCACGCCGTAGGTGTAGACGGTGGTGATGCCCGACAGAACGCCCTGCACGACCAAGTCGGCGGCGGACAGAACGGTGAATGCATACGGGAACGAGGTGGTGACGCCGTTGGCGGTAGAGCTTGCAATCGGGGTTTCGGCATTGACGGACATGGGCGCCTCGCGCGTGAAGCGCGGGCCGCCGTCGTCAGCTCTCCAACTCGACTTCGTGCACGCCCGCTGATGGGCGCCAATCCTCCCGCCCCTTCGCGGGCGGTTTCCAGCCATCGGACTGCACCACCACCGCGCGCCCGATGCGTTCGGGCGTCTCCGCGATGGCGCCGGCCAGGCTGTCGAGGTGATCGTCCGGCTGCTCGGTGATGCCCGGGTTCCAGTCGCGCATCTGCTCCCACGCCGGCCCGTCGATCACCGACGTGTGGGCCCAGAGCTGCCCGGAGTTCAGCGGCCCCTCGATGGCCTCCAGGATGCGCTTGTTCTTGTTCGTGGCCTGCGGCTCGGCCTTCACCCCGCACTGCAGCTTGGCCTGCTTCAGCGCGGTCTTCAGCCAGGCCGGCGCGAAGGCGCCCACGCCGTTGGTCTCGATCACCACGCGCGGCAGCTCGAGCTGGCGCACCACGTCGACGATCTGCAGCACCTGGCCGCCGGTGATCTGCTTGCCGCTCTCGTCGGTCTCCGCCACTTCGCCGCGCAGCTCGACCGAGCGGTGCCAGTAGCGCCGGCCCTGTTCGTCCTGCAGCACCACCGCCAGCGACGACACATCGCTCTTGAGCTTGCCGCTCGAAGGATCCCAGCGGCACGCGGCGCCGACGATCCGCGCCATGCCCAGCCACATCGCGACGCCGCCATTCGCGCGCCGCACCACCGGCTCGACGTTGTAGGCCTTGAGCTTGCTCGGGTCCAGGCGCAGCTCGGCCAGCGGCTTGGCCTCGAGCATGTACTGGCTGTCCCAGGCGTTGAGCGTGCGGGTCTCCTTGCGCCGCCGCTCGATCTCGTCACGCGTGAAGCGCTCGGGCCAGGCGCAGCCCGAGCAGATGTCGATGACCACGCCCGGGGCTGAGGGGAAGACCACGAAGCCAGCCTCGAACAGGAAGTCGACGCCCTGCCGCAGCATGCGCGCGCCCTTGTGGATGCCGGCCATCACGTACAGCCCATCGGGCCCGACCGGGTGCCGGAACTCGTAGCGCGTGCGCTTGCCGGTGTCGGTGTAGCGCACCGAGTGCGCGAACAGTGGGATCTTCAGCACGGCAGCCCCCGCGGCGATGCGTTCCGGGTAGATCGAGTCGTGCGTGTGGGGCGTGCCAATGTAGGTCTTCTGGGCGCCCGGCACCGCGATGTGTGTCGACTCGCTGATGCGCTGGCGCAGCTTGAGCCGCGCTTCGGGCGTCTCGATGTTACCCGGCACCTCAATGTCGTCGAAGTCCACGTCGTCGGCCCGCGCGCCGGTGGCGTTCGAGGTCACGCCGACGGCTCGCATGCTGGCGTTGCGGGCGTCCCTCGCGCCGTTGACCCAGAACCGCTTCGCGCCTGGCTTCGACGGCAGCATGCCGCGGCACCACGGGTGATTGCGCAGCACGTTGATCGTGTCGGCGGTCAGCATCCCCGCGGTCTCGTTGTCGGCCGACCAGACGAGCGAGCGGTGCGAGCGGTTGCGCCAGAGCTTCCACGCCTTGTGCACCGCGTACAGCGTGGACTTGGCCGCCCCTCGGAAGACCATCAGCACGCGCTCGGGGGCCTGCTCCTCGGCAAGCCAGGTGCAGATCTCGACGTGCAGGTCAGGGACCGTCCAGCCCTGGATCTCGGCCCAGCGGTTGAAGAAGGCGACGAAGGAGATCGCGTCAGAGCTTGGGCTTTGCATCGCGTGCCGCCCTCACGGCGCGCGCTGCCAGCACTTCCGCCGCCGCCGCCTCGAAGCGCGCCACCTCAGCTTCGACAGGATCGGCCTCCGCGTCCGCCGGCACATCGGGCTGATCGGGCACGATGGCCCCGCCGGTCTCGACGTTGGCCATCAGCCGCTGCACCTGCATGGCCAGCGACACGGTGTTGATCGCCAGGCCGCGGCACCACTTCGCATCGCCGCGCTCGTCGCGGGTCATGTCCTTCGGCGCCTTCTCGCCCGCCACCCAGTTGCCCGGGTCGGCGTCAATCAGCGCGCGCTCGACGAGGCGATCGCGAAGGCTTTCGAGACGAGTGAGCTGGTCGGGGCGCATGGGCCCCTATTGTCCGACGGCGCGCTCGAAATCGGGAGCCCTGTCGGGCAGCGCTTCCCCCGGGGTCCACCAGTAGCCTTGCCCCCAGTCCTTCATCGAGCGCTGCTGCATGCGCGAGAGATAGCCCGGGTTCACCGCCTCCTGGGCGTTGTGCAGGAACCAGTGTTCCCAAGCGCCGCGCACCTGCCACAGGCTGACGTAGGGCATCTGCGAGTTGACCCAGCGCAGCGCCTCGGCCGCGATGTGTGTCTCCTTGCCCTTGGCCGCCTCCCATGCATTGACCACGCCGAGGTCGCCCACGAGGCCCGCTGCCGCACCAGCTGCCGGCCCGAGGATGGCGCCCACGCCCTGCTCGACGTTGCTGCCGCGCTGCTCGGTCGGATCCTTGAACAGCAGGTCGCCCACGTAGCCAGCGCCGCCGCCCTGGGCCATGGCGCGCATCCAGAACTTGCCCTCGGTCATGTCGTAGGGATCCTTGCCCTGCACCAGCGCCTTGTTCTGCATCACGAGCGCGCCGATCATCATCAGCGTCACGTTGATGGCGGCCAGCACCGCCACGCGATTGACCGCGGCTCCGGTGCTGCTGGTGGCCCCGTAGCCCATAGGCGCGCCCTCAAGGCCCTGCGGCGTCTCGAACACGCGGCGCCAGTGCCTAGTCAGCATCGCGAGCGGGAAGCTCTTGAACTGCATGAACGAGCGCATGGCCTCGCCGCGCACCGTGCCGGCCGGCATGCCGCCGCCGGTGACGATCGCGCGCGTCGCCATGTCGGGGTTGATGACCGCGAACTGCGCCTCGTCGGACACGAAGGCGAGCCACTTCGTCGCAGCCTCGGGAGCACCTTCGGCGCCGGTGGCCCGGATCGCATCGGCGGTCAGGTACTGCACGCCGTTGCGCTCGGTCGGCGCGGCCTTGCTGATCACAGCCCAGTCGGCCTCGGTGATGCCCTTGCGCTGCATCAGCCACTGGTCCCAGGCGTCGAGCTGGCCCCAGGCCTTGCCCAGCTTCTTCGTGAAGCCCTGCATCATGGTCGCAGCGAACGCGCCTCGCAGCCCATCGGTCCAGGCGTTCATGAGCGAGAGCTTCATCACGCTGCCGGCCACGCGGCCGGTGAGGCTGTGCGTCATGTTGTCGCCGGTCCAGCGATTCAGCGTGCTGGTCAGCGCTTCGCCGATCACGCCGTGCGCCTGCAGGAAGTCGCGCTGCTCGCGGCTGAACTGCCGGCCCAAGTTGGCCAGCATCGAGAAGTAGGGCAGCCGGTTGTAGTGCAGGCTGGCCGCCACGGTGGCCACGTCGGTGGTCGACGACAGCACCGCGCCGCCCAGCTTCGCAGCGGTCTGGATGTTGCGCGCGTCCTGCCCGATCTGCGCGACCACGCGGTTCTCCGGGGTGCCGGTCTTGCCGCTGAGGATCGACCAGTAGGCCTCGGGCGTGTTGCCGGCGGACCGGTTCCCCATCGTGCCAACGCCGTCGGCGCGCTGCGCGATGTCCGACTGCACGCGAAACTGCTGCTCGGGATTGGGCCCGTAGCGCTCGACCAGGCCGATGTCGCGGGCCATGCGCCCGACGTGGCCGACCATCGAGTCGTAGAGCGAGCCCTCCCCGTACTCGGTCATGTAGGCCATCCAGGCGTCGCCGTCCCGGAAGTGCAGCACGCGGTGATCGCTGCCACGGTTGGCGCGCGAGCCGCTGCCGCGGTACTGGCCCGGCTCGGTCTTGCTGTCACCGCCGGTGCTGATCGTCTCCCACGCTCCGCGCAGCAGGTCGGTCAGCTCGGCGTCGTTCATCAGCGAGCCGTCAGGGCGCACGTACTGCTCTCGGTCCAGCAGCGGCAGCACCTTCTTGGCCCAGGTCTCGGTACCGGCCTCGAGCACACGCACGGCATCGTGAGCCTGCGACAGGTAGCCATACCCGAGCTTGCCGATCGCACCGCCCGCAGCGTTGAAGCGCTGGCGCATCTTCTCGATCACGTCGAGCCACGCCTTCGCGCCCGCCTGCGCGACCTTGTTCCCCGTGGAACCGTCGGCATTGGCGAACACTTCGCGCACCACGTCGGCCGTCATCTGCGGGTTGTCGAGGTCGAAGATGCGCATGCCCAGGTTGCGCAGCGCACCGGTGCCGTCGCGCGACTCGGCCGCGTCGATCATGTCGGCCAGGCCCGAGATCGCCTCGTTGCGCACCGCGTGCACGTAGTCACTGGTGTTCTCGATGTCGCGGATCAGCCCCTGCGACCGGGTGAGCCCTGTCAGCCGCATCTGCTCGGCGACGCGCGAGTCGGTCTCGGCGGTGCGCAGCACCTGCAGGCTGGCCCGGTATTCCTTGAGCGCGGCTTCGGCCTGGATGTCTTCCATCGCCTTCGCCATCGCTTCGGCCACCCGCTGGTCGCGCGTGAGGCCTTGCCAGCGCTGGCGGTCCCGGCGCGCCAGCTCGCGCATCGTGCTGCTGATCGAGTCCTCAATCGCCTGCAGCTTCGCTTCGCTGATGGGCCGGCCGCCAGCTGCGGCACGGACTGCTGTGGCACATTGCGGTTTCATCGCCATGGGTAGCTACCTTCCAGTGCTGTGGTTCGTCGTTGGTGCCGTTGCCGTCTTGGCGGTGGCAGGGCTCGGCGCGGCCGGCAACTGGCGCGGCGCACTCCGGTTCATGCGCACGTGGTTCGTGCAGGTGATGGCACTCGTGGCCGCTGGCCTGCTGTTGGCAGCCGTGGTCAGAGCACTCACGTAGACCCCATCGACAGCGCGCACTCCGCCGCGACGCGCACCAGGTCGGCGTCGAGCGCACCCAGCTCTGCATCGGTCCCCTCGGCCGCTTCGCGTCGGATGCGCGCGAGCTCGTCGGCCACCGTCACAGGGCGCCCGGCTTCGTCGGTGCGCACCACCATGTCGCCGGCCGTGGCTTCGACAGCGGACACGCGATCGGCGATCGAGGCCAGCAGCGGGTCGGTGCTGGGCTTGTTCAGCGGCGCCGGCGTGTCGGTGATCTGCTCGTCGCTGAGCGTGCGCATGCGCTCGACCGCGGCGGCCGTCACGTCGGCCTGGGTGGGCGCACGATCCTCGAGCAGGCCGGCCTGGCGCGGGTCGCCCAGCGCGTCGACGGAATCGACCAGCTGCCGCACCATCTCGCCGATGCGACGGGGTGATCGCGCGTTCTCCTGAAGCCCCGCGAGCAGCGTCTGCAGCTGCGGCGGCAGGCCCGCGTCCAGCAGGTTGCCCTGCGCCATGAACTGGTCGACGGTCATGCCGTCGGCTCGGATCTTCGAGAACTCCTGCACCGCGCGCACCATGTCTCCGGCCACGTCCATCGGGTGTCGCGCGCCAGCTGCCACAAGGTCACGCAGCCGCGCCACCTCGGGCGCCGCGCGCATCAGCCCAGCCAGGACGTTGCGCACGTTGCTGTCGGTCGACTCGGCCAGCATCGAGACCAGGTTCGCGTCGCCGTAGGCCTTGGCGAAGATCGCGTTGCGCAGCCGCTGCTGGCCAGCCTGCGAGAGCCGGCCGTCGGCTTGCAGCATCGCGCCACGCTCGGTCGGCGAGACCGCCTGCTGCATGAACTGCCGCACGAAGCCGGCGGACTTCGCCAGGTTGATCGAGCCATCCTCGTTGGCCACCAGCCCGGTTAGGTCGGTGACGCGCGCGGCGTCAGCGCGCGCCTGCTCGGTGGGCGACATCGCGGCGATGGCCGACTCGTTCGCCTGGCGCGCGAACTCCGCCCGGTCAAGGTTGCCGTAACGCTCGCGCACGAGCACCGGGCGGAGCATGCCGGCCACCTGGTCGGCCGTGAGCCCGAAGCGCTGCGCATTGGCGGCCAGCCACTGCCGGTAGCCGTCGGCCTTACCCGACTCGTAAGCGCGGCGCAGCGCGATCGTGCGCGCGTTGCCAGACTCGACCACGGCGTCGGGCCCGATGATGGGCGCGCCGTCGCTGGCCTTGACCGACTCGCCCAGCAGCTCGGGCCGCACCGCGTTCTCGATGCGCGCGATCTGATCGGCGCTGGCCGAGCGAGAGCGGTCGCGCGGCTGCAGCTCGGCCGGAAACGCCGCGGTGGGCGTCAGGTCGTTGGTGTGGGAGGTGATCAGGTCCGACGCCTCGACGAGGCGGTATCGGACCGGTGCCGTCAGGCCGCGCTCGGTGACGACGGTTGCGGTTGCGCCTTCAGGTCCGCTTGCTCGCGCGCCAGCACGTTGCGGTTCAGGTTGTCCGCTATCGCTTGGCCGAACAGCTTGCTGTAGAGCGTCGGGTCCGAGAGCCGCATCGCCCTGTGTTCCTCGGAAGACAGGGCCAGAAATTCGGCCTGCGTCATGCTCTGCTTGTAGGGCTTCATTGAGCTTCCCTTCGAGACCATTGTAGTCGAACCCCCGGATAAACCCCAAGTCCGCGACCTGCACCTTCCCCTTGCCGCGGGTGTTGTCCAGCACGGTGATCTGCACTCGGGGATCGTCCTTGTACCGCTCCGCCAGCTGCTGCAGCACCTCAGCCGCACCGCGGTGCGTGCGGGCATGCTCCCTGAGCGGCACGGTGCGTCCGGTACCAAACTCGCGCTCCTGGCGCATCGCGCGCGTCAGGGCGCCCTGCACCAGCGCTTCGACCGGATCGCGCTGCACGTGGACGATGCGCACCGTGGCGCCGGCGTCGAGGGCCTGCTGGATCTTCTGTACCGCCGAGCCCAGCGTGTTCATGTTCGTGTCGTACACGAAGGCCGCGCGGTCGGCGAGCTGGAACTGGTCGATCGCCGTGGTCTTGCCGGCGCCCGTGCCACCCGAGGAGAACAGCACTTCGTCGCCCGGCTTGATCTCCGCCAGCTTGCGGGCATAGAGCTGCTTGATGAACCAGCTGGCAGGCTCGTGCACGGCCGCCGATCGGGTGCGGTCGGCCAAGTAGTCGGGCGACAGCTCGCGCGCGATGTCGGTGTTCAGCACGCGCCCGCCCATGGCGTCGGGACGGGCGCTGTACTCGGCCACCGCGGCGTCGAAGTCGGCCGACAGCTTCTCGGCCAGGCGGTTCTCGATAACGCGATCGACCGGCTGCAGCGCACCGGCGCGCGGGATCTGCGCCGTCTCGGGCCGCACGACGCCGGCCTCGTGCACGTCCTGCTGCACCGTGAGGTTGTGCGTCATGGCTGCGTCGACCACCTCGGGGGCGACAGCGGGGGGCGCCGCTTCCGGTCTTGCCGTCGCGTTTGAGCCACGCGCCGCGCGCACGTTGCGCACCGCACCGTGGGCCGCGAACGGCAGCGGGATCAGCGCCGAGAGCGCCAGGCCGGTCGGGTCGAGCGGGTCGTACTGCTTGGCCAGCTCGGCATAGTCCGCGTGCTCGAGGATCTTGCGCGTGGCCTGCTGCTGGGCCATGAATGCGCCCGGGCCGCCCAGCAGGTACAGGCCGGCGGTAGCCTTGAGCGTCGGGCCGGCCATCGGCAGGAATGCCCCGGCAGCGTTGACGCCAGCCGTCAGCGTGCCGATCTTGGTGCGGGTGGCGAAGTCGACGCCCTGCTCGCGAAGATCCTCCGACTGGGTGAACCCTTCCTCGCCAGCCGCACCCACGATGCCGAACGGCCCCGCCATCACGCCGCCCGCCACCAGCTTGGACACGGGCCGCACGACGCCGAAGACGATCTGCTCGGCCTTGCTGGCGGTCACCGGATCGGGCCGCTGATCCTTCGACACCTGCCGGAACGACTGGCCCACGTCGGACACCAGCGCCTCGCCGGTGGCGATCTGGCGCCGGCCCTCGGCCGCACCTTGCTGCACCGCCTTGTCGCCCAGCACTGCACGCGCCACCGGGTCGGCCTCGAGCGTCATCGCTGACGCGGCGCCGTAGCCCTTGAGCACGTCCGCGGTGGAGCCGAGCACGTCGGCAGCCGCGGCCTTGATCGCGCGCCAGGGTGCGCCCCAGGCGGTGCGCTCGTCGCGCTTCGGCGGGTCGGGCGGGATCGCCGCCATCGTCGACAGCGAGCGGTCGACATCCTGCTGGTAGAGCTCTCCGAGCGACATCACTGCACCCCGACGATGATGGGCTGGCCCTTGGCGTTGAGCACCGGGCGGCCGCTGACGATCACGACGTACTTGCCGGGCGCCGCGTACATCAGCTGCTGACCCGGCAGGGTCTTCACGAAGTCGGCCACCGGCATCGGCACGCCGCCGGCGCGCACCTGGCCTTCTGGTGCCTGCTTGGCCAGCTCCTCCGCGCTGATGGAGCGCAGCCGCTTGGCCAGCATGTCCTCGTCGACGCCGGCGGGCAGCAGCACCTTGCGTCCGTTGTGCTCGACCACGGACCCGCCGACGGCCAGGCGCACGGCGCGATCGAGATCCTTCGTGCTCAGCCGGCCGCCTTGCTCCGAGGCGATACCGTGGGCGATCAGCACCGCAGCCTCGCGCGTCTGGTCGGTGAGGGTCTGCGCCGGAAACACGCCGTCGAGCTCGGCAGCGATGTGCGCCGACCACTGCGCGGGCTTCAGGTCGGGCTGCTTCTCGCCCTTGGTGCTGGTGCCGTCGAGCTTCGCCTGCTGGCCCTTGAGCAGCAGCTCGGACGTGAACCGGCCCTCGGTGGTCTGAGACCCCGAGAAGGCGAAGGCCAGCGCCATGCCCTTGTCCTTCTTGTCCATCTGCACGGCCAGGCCCTGCGCGGCCTGCGGGCCGATCGCCTGCGCCAGCGTGGCAACCATGCCCGATCGCTCCTTCGCCGGCAGCGCGTCGAGCTGGTGCTTCAGCTGGGCCGCTTCCTCGTCGGTCATCGGGGACACCTGCCGCCCGGCCCACATGCTCACGCGCTGCGCCAGCGGCACGCGCGCCTGCAGCTGCTGGATCAGCCCCGGGATGCCTCCGCTCTGGTCCAGTGGCTTCAGGTCGGTGATGACGCCGCGCTCGAGGCCGGCGCGCAGCCCGTCGCGGTCGAGATCCTGCTGGCTGCCGCGCAGCACCTTCTCGATCTGGTCCTTACGCTTGTCGAGCTCGGGAGAGCGGCCGCGCTGCGCGATCAGCGCGTTCACCTGGTCGAGCAGCATCTGCTGCTGTTGCACCGGCTGGGCCGCCAGCCCGCCCATGTCCTTCGCCTGCTGGGCCAGCGCGCGCACCCCGGACTGGTAGGGCGTGCCCGAGGTAGCGGTGAGCGCGCGGTCGATGTAGGCCGGGTCGAGGATGGTCCCCTTGTCGGCCATCACCTGGAACGTGTTGAACTCGGCCTCGGCCAGCTTCAGGCGCCGCTCGGCCTCGCGCTGCGCGCGCGCCGCGGCGAGCTCCGCCTTTTGGTCGAGGTGCAGCCGGTAGGCGGCGATCCGGTCGAGCAGCGTGGCGCGCTTCTGCGGGTCGATGTCCGGCAGGCCGGTGGTGATGGTCTTCTCGGCCGCGTCCAGCATCTTGCGGTCGGCACGGCCGGCGCTCACCAGCTCGTAGCCGGCGGTGTACTGGGTGCCCTCCTTCCACGACTGCTTCAGCTTGGCCAGCTGCTCGGGGTTCAGCGTCGAGTGCGGGCCAAGCTGGTCGACGAGATCCATCGCCTGCTGCGTCGCCTTGGCCGGGTCGGCGCGGTACTGGCGCTGCAGGTACTCGAGCGTCTGGCTGATGCCGCTGGTCACGTCCTGGCGGTCGCGCTGCGTCACCGCCTTGCGCACGCTGTTGCCCAGACGAGCGGCGTCGCCGTTCAGTTCGGCCAGCACGATGCCGCGCTGCGCTTCTGGCAGGTCGCCGCCGATGCCTTCGAGCACCTTGGCCGAGCGCGAGGCGAACTCGGTCTCGGCCTTGTCCTTCGGCACGGTGCCGTCCTGCACGCCCTGGGCGATCTGGTCGTGAAGGTCGGCCAGCTTGTCCTTAGTGCCGGTCAGCGTCGTGATCGTGCGCGCCCGGTCGGCCGCGGCCTTGGCCTCTAGCTGGCGCTTCGTCTCCTCGGCCGCCATGTCGTTGACCACGTTCGACGCGATCTGCCCGGTCCGCTCGACGGCTTGGCCGATCGGGTCGCCGCGGGGAATAGAGGGCATCGGCCCCGGCCGGGCCACAGACTGCCCGAAGTTGCCCATCGGAATCGTTGCCATGCGTCACCCCACCCGAATGCTCTTGTCGACCACCGGCGCCGGCGCCTGCTGGCCCGAGAAGCCCGGGCCGCCGGTGCGCCAGCCGTTGGACTTCATCCCCTGGTACATGCCGCCCAGCACCGTGCCCACCGCGTTGACGTAGCCGGCGGTCTCCTGCATGTCGCCGTTGATCCGCGTGAGCTGGCCATCAAGGCGCAGGCCTGCGGCGCGCCGGCCGCCCTCGAGCAGCGCCTGGAAGGCGTCGTGCTCGTAGCCCTGCGTGATGTCGCGCTCCACTTCGGCCGCGCTGCCTTCGCCGACCTTCACGCCGGCGCCAGCGAACGCCGCGTTGGCCTGCCCGACCTGCTTGCGCCCGGCGCGCCGGATGATCTCCGCGGTCTTCAGCGCGTTGTCCTGCTCGACCTGCGCCTGATAGTCGGACATCGCCGCCTGCAGCCCGGCCTGGGCCTTGGCGTAGCGCCCCTGCTGCACGTTGTTGAAGGCAGTCATACCCGTCACTGCCACCAGAACCCAAGACATTGGCGTCTCCTTCAGTCGTTGACCTGGAACTTGCGCACCGCGGCCAGCAGGTGCATCGGCAGCGGCTGGTCTTGCACGATGGTGAGATCCGAGCGGCCGCGCTCCCAGCCCAGCGTCTCGATGCGCACGTTGCCGGTGAAGGGCTGCGGCGCCTTGTCGAGCACCGCGGGCCCGAAGCGGCGGAACGGCACGTCCTGCTCGTTGCCCTCGCCGTCGTAGACCTGGGCCCCGATGGTGTTCAGGAAGCGCAGCGTGATCTCGCTGGTGCGCATGCTGTTGCCCTGGGCCGTGCCGGTGCCGGTTCCCACCTCCGGGGTGAGCAGGCCGATCTCGCTGCGGAAGTGCAGGCCGATCAGCGTGCGGTAGCTGGCGCGCGGCAGCGTGACGTTGCCCGAGCCATCGACCGTCTGCTGGGTCTGCACGGCGCCGTCGGCCACGATGTCGACGGTCTTGCCGATCAGGTGCGGCACGTTGAAGACGGTCTGCCCGGCCGCGTTGTCGAACGACACGCCGCAATCCACGGTGTAGCCGTAGGTGACGATGGCCGGCGCCGGCGGGTAGCCGCTGTACGCGGCACCAGGCAGCATCGGCTGGAACACCTCGTCCAGGATCTCGATGTAGCGCACCGTCGCGCCGTTCACCGTGCGCCGCGCGATCACCCAGGTCTCCTCGCGGTCGCCGTTTGGGATGGTGGCCACCGACTCGAACGCGCCTTCGGTGTAGTGGTTCGCCCAGCCGATCACCGACTGGTCGCGGTCGAAGGTGCAGCTCAGCAGCGCCCCGTCGCCACGCACCGCCCACAGCAGCAGGTCGGGCTCCTGCTGGTAGGCCATGGCAGTCACGCCGCCGCCCTCGGTGATGTGCTCGGCAAGGACCGTCAGGTCGGGCGCCGCGTAGCCGTCGAAGTCGTACCGGTAGCCCATAGCGCGCACCTTGCGGCCCGCGCGCTGCACGAACACCGACTCCTTGCCCACGGTGACCGGGCGCACACCCCTGGACCCATGCGAAGACTCGGGACGGATGCGCACGTTCGTCGGCGTGATCGGCTTCTCGACGCCGCCCTGCAGCGAGAACTCGCCGCCATAGGTGTGCACCACCAGGTTGCGCAGCGACGCCAGGTAGCTGATCGGGTTGATCTCGTCGGCGGCGATGGTGAACGAGTAGCCGTCGTCGTCGGCCGTGCCTTTGGTGAAATCCAGGTACTCGCCGGTTCGACTGCCCCAGATGGTTTGCGAGAAGCGGTTCGAGCCGGCGGCCACCAGGCGCTGCTCGTGCAAGGTGAGCGTGCGGGGGTAGCCGTTGAGCGCGGACCACACCGACGACTCAAGCGACCAGGCCAGCGGCGGCGACGCCACGGTGCCAGTGAGCGCCGTCAGGATGGTGGCCTTGACCACGCTGGCCGAGGTGAAGGACGTGATCTTGCACAGGCCGCCGTTGATGCGCACGAACTTGCCCACGTCCTCGGCTCGCCACACGCTGTCGGTGATGCCGTAGCCCCCGCGCGCGTAGCTCGTCGATGCGAAGTCCGAGCTCGTGGTGGCGCTGACCTGGGTCGCGCTGGTGAAGGCGGTTATCGCCGCCACGCCGCTGTCGGCATACATCGTATTGCCCACGTCGCCAGCCGCGAACACGCCGGCCGAGGCGGTGACAGTGATGGCGCCGGTCTTGGCCGAGAGCGTGATGTCGGCCGCGCGCGAGAGCGAGCCGGTCAGGTCGATGCTCGACGCGACCGGATCCTTCGCTGAGGGCTTCACGATGCCCTGCGGGGACACGTCGAGGTACCACGCCCCCGACGCCAGCGCGACGCCGGCAAACGCGATGGAGATGTCGACGGTCACCCCCGTGGCCGAGGTGTAGCCGGTGACCACCGCCAGGCCCGAACCGCTGACCAGCTGGCGGCCCACGTCGCTGGGCAAGAAGACGCCGGCGCTTGCCGTCGCAGTGCGGCCGGCGCCCACCGTCGCAGCCGACAGCGTGAGGTTCGCGGCCAGCGCGTGGCCCTGCTCGTCGAACGGCGTGGTGGTGAAGGGAGCGGCCGAGAGGTCGAAGATCGCCGTGCTGAAGCGGCGCAGACGCTGGATCGGCACGCTGGGGTGCGCGATGAACATCGTGTCGGCGCCCTGCGCGAAATCGATGTCGGCCAGCATCGACTCGCTGTAGCCGGTGGCCAGCTCGGTGATCAGCGCACCGCCGCCGGCGGGCCACACGCGCACGTAGAGGTCGCCGAACTCGAGCATGTACGCGAAGTCGCGGCTGAACACGAACGGCACGAGGCGGGCCTTCTTGGTGCCGCTCAGCTTGGCCGGCGCCACGTAGCGCGTGCCGCCGCGGCGCTTGGCGCCACCGTGGATCACCGGGTAAGCGTTGACCAGGCTGCGGGCCGCGTTCGCGTAGCGGTCAATGTCCGTGCGCCCGACCAGGCGCGGGCTGATCTCGCCGGCGGTGAAGTTGGTCTGCTGCAGGCTGACGCGCGGCATGCTCAGCTCCTCCACCAGTTGCTGCCGCCACCCCGGCGGGCCGCGAGCAGCGGCGAGTCACCGACGGTCTCGGGCGGTTCATCCTGGCCGTCGACGGCACGCGCCTGCTTGAGCACGTCCTTCAGCGCGTCCTCGACCAGCTGCTCGAGGCTGGCCGACTGCGTGATCGGGTAGGCCATCACCGCCTTCATCGAGACGGTCATCGCCCACACCAGCATGTCGTCCCAGCTACCCGGGTTCTCGTTGCGCCACACGTAGCGCAGCAGCGCGGGGTTCTCGTCGCAGAGCAGCTTGCCGCTTTCGATCTTGAAGTCGATCTCGTTGCCGGCCTCACCCACCGAGAGCACGCGCATGAAGTCAGGCGGCAGGGTGTACTGGAACGCCCAGTCAAAGGCCGGCGCAGCCGTGTCGGGCGCCAGCGCCACGCGCTTGACCGCGCAGTTCCACGGGTGCCGGCGCAGCACATAGTTGCGCACCGCGGGCCACAGGTTCGACGCGAGCCGGGCCCGGTCGGTGTTCTCGTTCAGGTCGTTGATGGGCTGGCCGCCCAGCATGAGGAGCGCGTTTGAGCAGATGCTGACTTCGGTGGCTGCCATCGCTTCGTCCCTTCGGAATGAAAAACGGGGGGCACGCCGGCCCCCCGATCAAGGAGACGCGCCCGGGGTGGGCGCGAGGAGACATCAGTCCTGGACGTACACGCCCTTGAGCGTGATCACCTGGCCAGCCGGCAGCGGGGCACCAGCCACCACCGAGACGAGCGTGGCGTCGTCGGTCGAGCTGTTGAAGCCGTTGGCCACCGAGTTGCTGTCGTCCGTCACCTGGTAGCCATCGCCGGTCATGGTCATGGTGTTGGTCGCCGAGGTCGAAGCCGCGTTCGACAGCACCACCAGCATGCCGGGGCCGTAGCCATTGATCGCCGTGATCACGGTGTTCGCCACGATGCCCGTGCCGGTGATCAGGTTGCCCACCTGGAACGAACCGAAGTTGTTCGTCGGCTGGATCACGTTCGAGCCGGCGACCGTGGTGGCCGAGCCGGTGCACGTGTTGTCGGAGGCCGTCGGCGTGGCGTTGCCCGCGGCGGTGACCGACGTGGCCGCGAGGTAGCGCGCGGTGTTCACGTTGTCGCCCAGCGTGAGCGTGCTCGACGCGGCGCCCGCGTTCCAGATCAGGCGCGACAGGTGGCCCACGAGGCGCGCGCGCAGCGGCAGCTTGCCCCAGTAGATCCGGTCCGCGACCAGCAGCGTGCCGGCGCCCACGACGTACTGCGCTTCCATGAAGCGCAGGCGGCCGCCGAGCTTGTCGGAGCGCACGCGCGTGGCCGGCGCCAGACCGCTGGACGGGCTGTTGATGACCGACAGGGTGTCGGAGTAGTAGTTCGGCATGTTCAGCTCCTTGGGTTAGGCGCAGGCGATCTCGACGACGCCTTCGTCCTCGAGCCGGGTGGCGCCGATCGACATGTCCGCGAAGACCTGCCAGGCGTTGTTCTTGTCCGGGCGCTTGTCGACCGAGGTGTTGATCTCCTGGCCGATGCCCAGCGCGACGCAGCTGCGCGACCAGGCCACGGCGTAGCCCGTAGTGGCGGTCGCGTCCTTGGCCACGCGCTCGGAGCGCACGAACTTGAAGCCGAGGAACGTGTCGATCTGACCCTGGGCCAGCGCCTTCACCGAGTTGTAGTCGACCGACTTGATCTCGGTGGTGCCGTACAGGTTGGTCAGCATCTTCGCGTTGACCACGATGACGCGGGCGGTCTGCTCGTTCGGAGACTGGCCGTCCATCGCCATGCTGGCGTCGTCGTCCACCTCGTTCGAATCGAGGATTTCCTTCGCCGTCAGCAACTTGGCCAGCGTGAGGTTGGAGCCGCCGACCGCGATCTTCTGGGTCGAGGGCAGGACCGACAGGCCGACGTTCGTGCGGGCGTTGCCGCGCGCGGCGTTGAGGATCGCGTCGTCGATCTGGCGGTTCAGCGCGGCCATGGCGAGCTTGGCGTAGCCGTTGGTCGGGTCGGCCAGCAGGCGCACCTTGTCGAGCTTGTCGATCAGCTCGGCCCAGCCCTTGTCGACCAGATCGATCCAGCGCCGCGAATGCGGCACCTCGACGAACTTGGTGTCGGAGTGGCGCGACGTGATGTCGTAGGCCTCGGCCTTGCCCATGCGCTCGACCGACTTGGACTGACCGACGATGCCGGCCTCGATTTGGCACCACGGGCGCAGGCGCGCCTGGTGCTGCTGATACAGCACTCGAAAGTTGTTCGAGAACTGCATCACCATGTTCTCGGTGATGGTGAAGCTCATCTGTAGCTCCTGAGAGTTGAACGGTGGTTCGCCTGTCAGGTTGTCCCTTGCGGGGCCTTCGCTACGCGGGGCTGCACCGGCTTCCGTGCGCGCCCAGGCGGGCTATCGAAACCGGTTGTCCGCACGCCACGGCGGGCCGGCATGGGCGCCATGGTCGTGCGGGTGGGCTGGCGGAATCCAGCCCGATGCTTCAGGCGGTCTTGAAGCTGTGCGTGCGGCCGCCCTGCACGGGGCGCTGGCCGGCGAGCTTGGCGGTCAGGGCCGACACCTTCGCCATCGTCGCGGCGTGCTGCGGGTCGTTGGCGTTGAGGTACGACTTCGAGGCCATGAGCTGGTCCAGGTTCTCCTGGATCTGGGCCTGCGCCTCGGGCGATGCGGGCATGTCCTCCTGCATTTCCTTGCCGATCGAGGCCAGACCGCGGATCAGCCGCGGGTCGTTGCCGTAGTCCTTGACGATGCCGTCGAAGTCCTTGCCGAAGATCGCCTTGCCGGCGGTGAAGGCGGTGCTGACCTGCTGCTTGTACTGCTCGTCGGTCTTCCAGCCCTCGCCCTGGCGCAGCTCAGCTTCGCAGTTGGCCGCGTCCATCGCCGGCATGGCCGCGCGCAGCGCCTGGCCCTCGCGCATGAACGCCGAGATCGCGGCGTCGACCACCTTCTGCGACGCGCCGGCCCCGTGCAGATCCTTCAGCAGCGCCTGCACGCCGGGCGTCTTGGCCAAGTCTTCGGACTTGACCGTCTCCTTGAAGGCCTCGGGCACGTTGACCTTGTAGCCGTCGATCGAATGCGGCGGCGCGTCGCCGCTGCCCAGGCGCTTCTCGAGCGGCAGGTAGCCCTCGCGCGCCAGCTTCAGCGCCGTCGCCGCGTGGTCGATTTGCCCCGCCGCGTCTTTGACGACGAACTTGTCCGGGATGCCGGGTTCGGCACCACCGGCGCCGGCAGCTCCACCAGCCGCTGCGCCACCGCCGCCCTGACCACCGCCCGCAGCCGCGCCGGCAGACAGGGCAGTCCCGGCACCAGCGCCTGCACCAGCGCCAGCTGCCGCACCGTCCCCGCCGCCTGCGCCTGCCGCACCAGCGCCAGCGCCAGCCGCTGCGCCTCCTTCTCCCGCGCCTGCCGCGCCGCCGCCCGAGCCGCCATCGTCCGCTGCAGCCATGAAAACATGATGGTTCCTCCAGTTCATGAGGGTCACTCCTTCGAGGTGAAAAAAGGCCGCATCACGCGGCCGGTTGGGGATCGTCTTCGTCGGGCGGGTCGGCGCCGTTGGCCCGGTTGATCTGGCCGAGGATGAAGTCGAGCACCGCGCGCCGGCCCAGCCGGTAGTCCGTCTCGCGCCGCCCCTCCTCGCCGCCCTTGACGAACAGCGCGCCACCGAAGCGCGCGATCAGGTCTTCGAGCACCAGGGCGCCCTCGTGGTGCCCCTCAAACACCCGGGCGTAGGTCGCCGGGTCGGCTTTGGCTGTGTTCACCGGCAGGGGATTGAAATCAGATCACAGGCAGGGCCGCAGCCTTGCCTGACGTAGTGGGCAACATCGCGCGGTGCTGGTTTAAAAGATCAAACACATACTGCCGCGTAGTGCCGTTGAATATGTATTCAGCTTTGTTCGCGCTGTAGTCAGACACGTCGCAGTTCCACAGCAAGGCAAGTTGCGCAAAATCAGACTCCGCAAACCCCGCGACCATTTGCCGAATTTGTATCTCGCTTGTTGCAGCGTCCGCCGCGCCGCCGCCGAACTCTCCGATTACCATGGGCTGCCCGAGGGCGCGAGCAGCGCCACACACACGGTTGAGCCACGCCCGAAAGTTGGACCCATTTAATCCGACTGCCGTGGGGCGGTCGGCGTAGATATGGCTGCTTTGCGAATTCCAGCCAGAGTGCATTGCGGCCAGGCTCTGCAGCCCGCCATCAGGATACGATCCGTTCTGCGCCGAAATTGCTGTCAGGTCGTGGGTGCTAGAACCGCTGCTGATGAACGCGCCACTGTCCTGCGCGTTAATCCAGGTGCGAATGTCGTTTTGCAGTGCCGTAGCGTTTGCCACGGTCAGGCCGTTGGTCACAAACAAACCTGGAATTTCGTTCGCGCACTCCCACCCAGCCAGAGCCGGATGGTTTTTGAACTGCGGGACTACGGTATCAATTACCAGCTTCAAATAGGTACGGCTCGCCGTGGAACCGGACAGCAGTGCGGTATTGGCCTCCGCCTTCCAAAGCGGCACACCAAGCACATGCCAGTGAATGCACCAGAACAGCGACATGCCACGCGCATGCGCTGCATCGAAAAGCGTCGTTGCCGCTGCTATTGCTGTCGCCGGGGCCGTCTCCCACAAGCCCAGGCCGGAGCCGGGTGAAAAGCCGTCACCAAAGACACGGACCACTTTGCAGCCAGCGGCAGAGAGCCTGTCAAGCACCTCAATGTATGCACTCGGGGTGCTGTTACTGACGAGGCGTGAATACAGGCTATAGGCGTTGGCGCCAAGTAGTTTGCAAGGCTGCCCGTCATACGCCAGCCTGCCGGCCTGATTCGACAACCGAGTCGGCATCAGACATCCATGATGCTCAGAGGGAGAAACGGCTGCGCAGCCAGCCTACGAGCGATTGCCGCATGATGCGACGGGATCGCGCCCGCGCCTTTGTAGTACTGGATGCCGCCAATAAGCATCCCGTACTTTGACATTGACGTGGTGCCGTTGGGCATCCCACTGTTCGCCGTTGCCAGCAGTAGGTTCGACTGCCCAGATCCAGACCATGAGTTCAACCACTGGTTGACCAGCACGCCGTTGACATAAAGGAAGATGTCTTTGTTTACCGGATCGACGCCCACGGTGATGTGGTTTGTCCGGTTCTGCGTAGTAATCGCAGGCGTTGACGCGAGGTTGCCACCAACGGCAAAGGCGTCATTAATGATGACCACGTATAGCTTACCAGCCGCGTCGCTCTTGAGATACCACCCAGGGGCCGACCCTGCATTTGCGCAGGAAATAAGGTTCCCTACTTGAGGTGCAACAGTGCATTTCAGCAGCATGCTAAAAATGAACCACTCCGACAGATCCCAAACCACCGGGAATGATGGCATGTAGAGGTAGTTTGACCCCGAAGCAGAGTCGGTGATCGTCGCCAGCGCATTCAGCTCGCGTGAAGTGTCGCCCCAGACGGTTGCGTCAACAGCCGTAGACCCGAGGACAAGATCCCGGCTGTTTCCAGACACGTCTTTGGCCGCGCCGCTGCCCGGCGACTGAAGCGTCGGGATGCAGAACTGGCAGTACGAGCTGACAGGGATCCCAGCCCCTGACACCAGGGCTTGAGTAGCCAGAGTCTGCTGCGGCGTCAGCACGCCGACAGAGCCAAACCGCCCGCCCGCGCTCGGCTCGGTGACAGTCCATCCGCCAGCCCCCAGCGTGGCAAGCCCAGGGGAAACGCTGTTCGCGTCGGCCATTTCAGTTCTCCATCAGGGAATCAGGCGGCCTTGACCGAGCGCTGCATCGCAGTCTCGGCAGCCATGGTCTGCATCTGCTGGGCCTGCGCTGCCTGCTGCGCCTGCGCCTGCTGCTGCGCGCGCTGCTCGCGGAACGCGGCCAGCTGGTCCTCGTCGCGGATGACCTTGAGCGGCACGCCCAGGCCCTCGACGATCACGTCGACCGTGGCGTCGAAGTCCACCTTGTCGAGCGCGGCCGCCGCGGCGGGCACGGCCTGGCCCAGATTCGCCAGCGCGGTGAGGTTGCCCGTCATGCGCTCGACGGCGGCCACGTCCTCCTGCTTCTGGGCACGGGCCAGCGGGTTGTTGTACTTGACCTTGAGGTTCTGGCCGCCCAGCGACTCGGGCGCCATGCCGAACACGCCGGCGCGGTACATCAGACCGAAGCAGCGCTCGACCAGCGGCGCCAGGTACTCGGCCTGCAGCCGGCCGTAGATCGGGCCCAGCAGCTGACGGATCAGGCCCACGCGCACGTGCACCTCGGTCGCGGTCATGGCCGGCCCGTCCTGCGGCTGCAGCTGGTCGGCCATCAGGATCTTGCGGATGGCCGCGTGGTACTGCGCCACGCGCGCTTCGGCCAGCTGCCAGTTGCCGCCCGCGCTGAGCTGCTTCATGGAGTCGACCGAGTTGGCGACGATAACCTTGCGCGGCCCGACCTTGACGGTGCGCGGGTTGAGCACGCCGTCGTCCTCGGCGATCCACATCCCCGCGATGGCCAGCTCGGCGTTCATGCGGTCCATGCGCAGGAACTCGTTGAGCTCGCGGGCGTCGGGCAGCGCGTCGAACATGGGGCCGATCGCGTACACGCTGTCGGGAATCACGGCCCAGCGCGGCACGATCACAGGCATCTCGTGGTAGCCGCTCTCGCGCAGCAGCTGCTTCGAGTCGACCTCGAAATGGCAGGAGGCGATCGGCAGGTTCTTGGCCAGGCGCGCGCCCACGGCGTAGGTGCTGCGCGGGTAGATCGCGTGGCAGATCGTCACCGGCGCGTCGGGGTCGACCTCGGCCTTCTTCGCCGTGTCGGCCGAGACCTTCTCGACGCCGAACTCCTTGACGGCCTGCTCGGCGGTCAGGGTGTACTCGCGGAACACGGTGTCGACCAAGCCGCCGGCCTTGGTGGTCGAGCAGAAGCAGCTGGACAGCGGCCACTGCGTGAAGGTGAAGCCGCCGGCATCGCGGTCCACGTCGATGTAGAGCGCGAACCAGCCGGCGCCCACCAGGTCGAGCGCACACTCGAACGCGGCGGCATCGAAAGTCGAGGCGTGGATCTCCTCGTGGAGTTGCTTTCCCTTTTCGTCGAGCCAGCGACGGCCCTCGCCGTCGGCGCCCGTCACGTCGAGCAGCGCCCAGATCGAGCTCGACGGCGTGGCCCCCGAGACGATCGCCGCGGCCAGCGTGCGGCCGGCATCGGTAGCGGCCGAATGCAGCAGCCGGGACTTGCGGTCCATGGCCTGCTGCGCGTCGAGCGGAGCCCCACCGTCGAGGCCTGACGCGCGGATCGGGAACGAGTGATCGAAGCAGTCGCGCCACACCGACTCGTGCGGCTGGCGCAGCTGCTTCAGGCGCGTGAGGCGCTTGCAGAGGGCGTCGACTTGCGCGGTCATCAGACGGCCATGGCTCGGTCAGGGGTCTTCGGGATACCCACGCGGCCGGTGCTGCGCGAGCTCGCCGAGCCGGCGCCCAGTGCGGTGCCCGCGGCGTAGGCCGCCGAGGTGCCGGGGTAGTACGAGGCCACACGTGCCGCCGGTGTCGGGCCACCGGAAGCCAGGGCGGTCGCACCTGCGGCACCGCCAAGGGTGTCGGCGCTGGCGGTCGGGTCGCCCAGCTCGAGCGCGCTGCTGCGGCGCCGGCGCTTCGAGTCGGCCAGCTTGGCGTTGGAAGCCACCTGAGCGGCGGTCTCGGCCTCGGCCGCCTTGCGGGCGTCCTCCTCCTGCTGCGCGCGCATCGCATCCTGCTGGCCGTGGATGGCCTTGCGCTGCTGGTCCGCGCTGTAGACGGACGTGGCGACGACAGCGCCGACGACGGCAGTTGCAACCCAGCTCATGACAGGCTCTCCAAGGGCTTGCCCTTCAGCGCGAGTCGCCGCGACTGCAGGGTGTGGGTGTCTTCGACCAGCGCGTCGGCCAGCGCCTCGACATCGCGCTCGTTGGTCGGGTTGAGGTGGACCGTCGTCCACCAGGTGTCGGCGTGCGCGTAGCCCACGCGCTTGGCGCCCGGCAGCGACGGCAGCACGTGGTAGCCGGTTAGCCGGCGCATGCCGGCCTCGGTCCACACGGTGATGTCGCCGTGAGCGATGTTCAGGTGCTCGGTCTTGTGCGAAGCCCCGGTCAGCATCGTGCCGGCCGGGATCAGGATCGTCCGGGCCACCAGGCCGTCGGCGAAGTGGTGCCACGTGTCGATGGCCACGCCACCACCCTGCGCCTCGACCTGCAGCAGCATCCCCTCGAGGGTCTGGATCTGCTCGCGGGTCGGGACGTTGGGCAGCGGCTGCAGCTCGTCGCCGTGCGCAGCGCGTTCTTCGCTGAGGGCCTGGCGCAGCAGCATGCTCAGCCCCGGCGCGCGTAGTAGCCGTCGGCGCAGAGGTAGCTCGTGACCGGCTCGGGCAGGCGCTTGTCGTCGATGGCCTGCTGCACCTGGGCCACCGTCATGCCGGCGGTGGCGCTGGCGGCCAGCTTCTCCTTGCCGTGCGGCGTCTCGGGCTCGTACACCACCTGCGGCAGCTTCGGGTCGGCCGCGGCGGCGGCGCGCAGCCGCTCGTTCTCCTCGGCCTGGGCCGCCAGCTGGGCCTCGAGCTCGGCGATCCGCGCGTCGGGATCGGCAGCAGCTTCGGTCGAGGTGGTCAACGCGGCCTGCTCCTGCGTCGCGGTGGTGCTGTCGTCGGCGGAACCGGCGGTGTCCGGTGCGGGTGCTCCCGGCGTCTGGACGGGCTGCGAGGCGGATCGACCCATGGCTTTCGCTCCTTTGCGGGTGGGTGGTGGGGATGAACCGGCGGTGTCCGGTGCGGGGGAATGGTCAGCGAGGCCTGCGGGCGGTTTCCAGCCCGGGACCTACCTCGCGTGTGCCGACAGCGGGCGGCGATCGACAGGCGCGAAGATCCGGGCCTTCCCGGTGAGACGAACCCAGCGGTCGAGCAGGCGCTCGCCGTCGCCGTGCTTGGGCTCGCTGCCGTCCATCCAGCCGCGCAGCGTGCCGCGCGCAACGCCGAGCGCGGACGCCAGGCGCTCCTGCGAGCACGGGACGCGCACGTCGGGATTGCCAGGGTCGGGCTCGCCCAGCATGTAGGCGATGTCGCCCAGCAGCCTGGGCCAGTCGATACGCGGTGCCGTCATCAGGTCATGGTCCTCTGCCCGAAGTGCGCCAGCAGCAGAGCGTCGGCGCGGTTGTGGTCCTTCTTCCGCTTCAGGTGCGACTCGGCCAGCGGGTACAGCGCCCGGGCCTTCTCGATGCCGTCGGCCTTCTCGCTGCCGATCAGCCCGTACCAGCGCTTCCACGTCGCAGGCTGCACCGCACGCACGTCGAGGCGCGCCAGCTCGAGCACCGTCTCGACCACGCCGCGCGAGTGCATCAGCGAGCCCTGCGACTGCGGTGAGTTGGCACGGCCGGGCATCGTGTGCACGTCCTCGATGAGCGCCAGCGCCACCTCGCCAGGCGGGACGAACTGGCGGACCAGCTCCATCAGCCCGCGCGCGTCGATGCGCCTGCGCACCATGCGCTTGCCCGGGATCTCGAGCGTCGGCAGGTCCGCCACGCTGCAGGTGCCGCGAGCGTCCACCGCGGCCAGGGCGCCGGTGACGCCGATGTCGATGCCAAGGACGATCACGACGCGCACCTCACGACGCCCCAGGCGACCAAGCCCCACAACACGGCCAGCACCAGCAGCACCCAGCGCAGCGCGCTCGGATCGCGTGGCACGTTGGCCGGGCAGCGCCGGCCCTGCAGGCAGTGGCCCGAGCACGGCGGGCACGACTCGACGAAGGCGCGGTGCGCCTCCCGCTCATTGCGCGGATGCATGGCTCTCCTCCCAGGCCCCGACGGGGCGATGAATCACGACGGGACGCTTGACGCCGACGCCATCGGAACCGGGCACGCACAGCCGCTCGGCAGGCTGCCGCCGATCCGCGGCGTGGAAGTGCGGGCAGTGGTCGCGCTTCGCGCACCAGCCGCCCATGCAAGCCTGCACCGGGGCCGAAAACGCGCGGGCGCGCGCGGTCTCAACGGCGGGCATCACGGCTCCACCTCCTGCTGCAATGCCTGGTCCTCGGCACGCTGCAGCGCGGCTTCCTGCTCCTGCGGCGTCGAGTAGCCGGTCATCTTTCGGCGCAGCTCGCGCAGCTTCTCGCGAGCCTGCGCTGCAAGCTCGGGGTTGAACGTCTGCTGCTCGGGCGCGGCGATACGGCGCTGCGTCGGGTCGGCGGGCGTCGCCCATGCACCCTTCGCGAACTCGGCGGCCAGCGCGGCGGTCCAACGCTTGCGGCATTGCTCGAAGCTGCTGCTGCGCAGCTCGAAGCCGAACTGCCTCCCGGCCCAGTACACCGCGGGGTGCGTCCAAGCGAAGCGCTCGCCCTTGGCGTGGCTGGCCATGCCCTGCTCGGCCTCGATCCACGCGACCTCGGGGTCGAGTGCTGGCCGGCACAGGTGCAGGAACTCGGGCAGGTTCGGCGCGAACTTGCGCGTGCGCGTGGCTGCCAGCCCGCGCTTGACCTCCTCTGCGCTGAAGCCCGCCAGGGCCTCGGCCCATTCCGCCTTCACGCGGTCGGGGTCCGCGCTGGCGTAGACGTTCGACATCGAGCCGCCGAGGATGGCCGCCAGGCGGGCGAACAGGTCTTCGACCCAGCGGGTCGGTACCGGCGTGCCGTCAGGGGACAACACGGGCATCGACATCGACGACGTTGGCGGGGTCGGCTGCAGGGGCTGGTCCATGGCTTCGGTCCTTGCCCGTGAGGGCGTTCATGGTGGCGATCTGGCGGTCGACGGCGGTGCGTCGTCCGGGTGGTGGTGCGGCGGGAAGCGCGCCTGTGTCCGCGGCATCGCGGCGCCGGCCTTCGGCGATGGCCAGGGCGTAGGCGAAGGGCTTGCCCTTGGCGACGGCCTCGGCCGCTGCGTCGGCCAGCTCGTCGTCGGTGATGCCGGCCTCGAGGAGGGCCAGCAGCTTCGGGTGGCTGGGGCTGATGCCGGCGACGAGGCCGGCCTGCTTCATCCGCAGCACGGCCTGCCCAGCTCGCGTGGGCGTGTGCGCAGGCGCACGCGGGGGAGGCGCTGGATCCGCGCCCTCTTCTCCCTTAACTCTGGTGTCTGGTGTCTGGGTATTGGGTACTGGCTCCTGGGTAGCCGTGACAGGCGTTGCAGGTACCGTTGCAGATCGCGTCGCAGGTTTTGTTTCAGGTGCCGTGACAGGCGTTGCAGGTTTGGCGCCTGCAATGCGCTCTGCCATGGCCCGAAGGTCGGCGATCGGGACGTTCCAGGCGGCGTGCTCGCCGGCCTGCGTGATCACCTGGAACAGGCGCGCGCGCTCCTCGCGGTGCCGGCGCGTCCGGTTCTCCTCGTTGGCCTTCTTCACCTCGCGCTCGGGCTCGTTGGCCAGGTAGCGGGCGATCTCCTCGTCGCACCGGGCCTGATGCCAGCCGTCGTCCTGCAGCTCGAAGAACTCGGTCAGGACCGAGCGCAGCGCGGCCTTCTCCTCGCGCGAGCGGGCCCCGATGAGGCGCGCGGCCTGGTCATCGGGGATCGGGCCCTCGCGGGTGTAGTACACGTCGAACAGGCGGTTGTAGACCCCGTGCTCGAGCAGCGACAGGTGCGCCGTGTCCTTGAGGTAGTCGCCGATATGCTTCTCGAAGTAGTTCATGCTGCGGCGGCCTCCTCAACTCGGCAGCGCCGCGCCAGCTCGACGAGCCAGTCGGCTAGGGGGGGGGGCGTGTGCTCGCGCTCGTCCTTGCGGACGTGCGGGCGCCAGCCGGGCATGCCCTTGCGGAAGCCGGACCAGGGGCAGATCACACGCTCGGCTTGACCCAGCCGGATCGGCATGTCGGGCACATCGCGCGGCTGACACCCGACTATGTAGAGCAGCGTCGGCTTGTCGGCGCGGTGGCCCCACCAGCCTTGAAAGATGCCAAACGTGAAGCCCCACCGGTCGCGCTGGCCAGGCTGCGGCAGGTTCAGCGTCGGCCACAGCAGAGAGCCGCGCGGATGCTTAAGCACCCCGCCCCAGCGGCGTACCTGATCAACGGCCCACGGTGCGAGCGCGGGCTCGTCAGGCCTCGGCTTCGCCCAGTGGCGCATGCTTGACCACGCGCGGCAAGGCGGATGCGCCACCACGGGCGAACCACCGGGCCAGTTGCGCGCGTCGCGCTCAATGTCCCAGGCATCAACGCCCGGCATCGTTTTGTAGATGCTGTCGGCGCGGACGAACAGAGCGGCAACCTGCCTCATGCCGCCGCCCCCATCTGCGCCATGAAGTGCTCATGGTCCGCGTTGCGGTAGGCCACCTGGTCGCACTGCTCGGCGCTTTCCAGGGCTTGCTGCTTCGTGTAGCCGGCGGCGATCAGCTCCTGGTGGTGCAGTCGCTTGAAGCGCGACCGCGGGCCGACGATGTACCCGCCGAAGCCGCTGCTCCCGCTCGCGAAGTGCTTGCGGTATAGCGGTTCGAGCTTCGCGACAAGCGCGTCTTGGCGTTGGATGAGCGTCATGCCACCGCCCTCGGCGACGGCCGTTCCAGCTGCTCGATGCGCGAGAGCGCGCGCTGCAGCGACTGCCCCATGGCCAGCACCTGCCGGCGCAGCTCGTCGGCCTCGTCCTTGGGCTCGACCGGCACCGGCTCGGCGTAGCTCAGCGCCACAGCCAGGTACTGCATGCCCACGTGGCAGCCGCGCTCGCGCGCCAAGCGCAGCACGTGCAGCACCTCGTCGGGGCCCAGCTTCTCGTTGCGCTCGGGGTTCAGGCACGCGAGCAGGTGGCGCTGCGCGGCCTCGACGCCCTTGGCGGGCCACAGGGCGATGCCGGCGACCTTGCTGCCGCCGATCGCCTTGACGCACTCGATCAGCGCGTCATTGAGGGATTCGAGTTGCATTCCAAACGTCTCCAAAGTCTTGGGAGGCGTGTGGATGCGAGGCTCGCGACAGTGCTGCCCATGGATCGCATCACACACACGACCACGGGCACATCAGGCAGCCGCCTGTTGCGGCAGGGACGGCGCGCCGGCGTTCACCACCAGCTGGCCGTTGAAGAAGTCCACCAGGCGCTGCACGGTCTCGATGCGCGGGTTCGGCGTGGCGCCCTGCGCGATCTTGGTCAGCGTGTGGTACGGCACGCCGCTCACGCTGGAGATCTCGACCCACTCCCCGCGCGACTCGTCCAGCTTGCGGCGGACGAAGGTCAGGATCGGCTCGACGTTGGTGCTCATGGCTGGGCTCTCCGGTTGAAACAGAGTCATCCTAGCCGTTTATGGCTTTACAGGCAAGCCGCACTTGGTTAGCCGTCACTGCGACTATCCCTGTATGGCTAAAACAAGAGTCGCCCCCGACCCGAATGTGGGCAAGAACATTGCCGCACTGATGGATGCGCACGTCACCCTGGGCAGTCAGCCCGCCCTGGCGAAGCGCACCGGCGTGGCCCAGAGCACCATCGGCCGGATCCTGCGCGGCGAGACCAATGCGAGCGGCGAGAACCTGCGCAAGATCGCCGAAGCCTTCGGCGTGGACGTGGGCACCCTGTACCACTCGCCCGAGCGCTTCCAGGAAGCGCTGCGCGCCGGCCAGCTGAAGCGGCTGCCGTCCCTCGAGGTCGAGCTCGACGAGAACCCGGCCTATCCGGCAATCCGCCGCGTGAAGTTCAAGCTGTCGGCCGGCGCCAGCGGCTTCGCGATCGAGTACCTGGACGAGGAGGACGCGCCGATCGTGTTCCGCCGCGAGTGGTTCACGTCCCGCGGCTACCAGCCGGCCAAGCTGTTCGCGGTGCGCGTGGCCAACGGCAGCATGCAGCCGGGCCTCTGGTCGGGCGACACGGTGGTGGTGAACACCGACGAGACAGAACCTCGCGACGGCGAGGTGTTCGCCGTCAACTTCGAAGGCGAGCTGGTGATCAAGCGCCTGGTGCGCGACGAGGGGCGGTGGTGGCTCAAGTCCGACAACCCCGACCAGATCCGCTACCCACGCAAAGCCTGCGACGAGCGCGTGCACCTGCTGGGCCGGATCGTCCACAAGCAGAGCGAACATCTATGACCGGGATGACCATGAAGACCACAGCCGCCGCGCTGGCCGCGCTGACAATCGCCGGATGCGCCAGCCACACCGGCGTCGTGCCGATGGGGCGCGATACCTACATGCTGGCCAAGCAAGCCGCCACCGGGCTGCCGGGTCTAGGCAGCATGAAGGCCGAGCTGATCGCCGAGGGCAGCGCGCACTGCCGGGCCGCCGGCAAGGAGTTCCAGATCGTCTCGGCCCAGGAGACCCAGCCGCCCTACCTGCTGGGCAACTACCCGCGCGCCGAGATCACGTTCATGTGCCTCGACAAGGGCGACCCCGAGCTGCAACGCCCGAAGCTGCAGAAGACTCCCGACACCGTGATCGAGCTGCGCAAGTAGCCGACCGCCAGGCCCTGCCCGCCATGCGCGGGCCTTCTTTCGGCTCGGCATAGCCGTTTATGGCTTGACAACTTCCGCGGCATGCCGATAATGGCTATGCATAAACGGTTAGGAAGGAGCAAGCTATGAACGATTGGAAGGCTCAGCAGATGGCGCGTGCAGCAGCGGCGAAGGCCCTGCAGGCCGCGAATCCGCACCTCGTGCCGGTGGGCGATCAGCGCGGCAAGAACGACTCGCTGAACGCGGCCGCGAAGAACATCCGCATCGAGCTGGCCCGGGCGTTCCCTGGCATCAAGTTCTCGGTCAAGTCGCGGCGGTTCAGCGGCGGCGACGCGATCGACGTGCGCTGGACCGACGGCCCGATGGGCAAGCAGGTCGACGAAATCCTCGACCGCTACGTCTCCGGCACCTTCGACGCGATGACGGACTGCGCCGGCGTCGTGCGCAGCGCCTGGACGGATGCGTTCGGCGATGCGCGCTTCGTGAGCGGGGTGCGCGAGAACAGCGACAAGGCGATCGCCTCTGCGATCCGCACGGTAGTCGCAAAGTACGGTGAGGCCGCGGCGGTGGCCACGGTCGAGGGCTACCGCAAGGGCAGCTACTGGAACGTGTTCCCGGGTGGCGGCGAGTGGAGCGGCGCCAACTGCCTCGGCTCGCTGATCGGCCGCGAGCTGCAGCGCCGCACTTGGGCCCTGACCAAGGCCGCGCCGGCTTCTTCCACCATCGTCGACGAGGTGGCAGCGTGAGCGGCGGCCTGCAGCCCATCTTCGCCGGCATCGTCGCGTCGATCCAGACGGCGCCGGCCGCCCTTCGCGAAGCCCAGCGCCGCGCCTACGTGACGCTGCTGCAGCGGCACGACTGGTCGCACGAGTTCAGCGATGACCACGGCGCCTACACCCGCGGCCGCGAGCAGCTGGCCGAGCTGCGCCTCGTGCAGCGCGAGATCGATCCCGACTTCGCGATCTGGAACCAGCACTGCCCGCCTCAGTGCATCAACGGGAGGGGCTATCAGTGATCACCACCAACAGCCGGCGCGTGCTGCCGACTCGGCGCAGCTTGTGGTTCCGCCTCGTCCGAGCCTGTCGCCTGCGCGTCCTGCGCTGGCAACTGGACTGCCTGCGTGATGAGCGCAAGCACTACGCCGGCACGGGCCTGACCGGTCCGATCTACCTGCGCAACAGCTTCCAGCAGGAGCTGGGCCTGCTCGCGCGCATTCGTCAACTGGAGCAAGCATGAACGCACGCGAAGACTGGCTGAAGGCCAGAACCACCGGCATCGGCGGCAGCGATGTCGCCGCCATCCTGGGCCTGTCGAAGTGGAAGACCCCGCTGCAGGTCTACCAGGAGAAGCGCGGCGAGATCGAGCCGCAGGCCGACAACGACGCCATGCGCTGGGGCCGCTATCTCGAGCCCGTGGTGCGCCAGGCCTACGCCGACGAGACCGGCAACGAGGTGCGCGTGATCGACCAGATAGTGCGGCACCCGATCTACGAGCACATGATCGCCAACCTCGACGGCTTCGTGATCCCCGAGGCCGGCCCGCGCCGCGTGTTCGAGGCGAAGACGGCGCGCACCGCCGACGGCTGGGGCGAACCCGGCAGCGACCAGATCCCGCAGCCCTACCTGCTGCAGGTGCAGCACTACATGGCCGTGACGGGCTTCGTGGTGGCCGACGTGGCGGTGCTGATCGGCGGTAGCGACTTCCGGTTGTACGAGGTGCCCGAGGACCGCGAGCTGCAGGACATGCTGTGCGACGCCTGCACCGAGTTCTGGGAGCGCGTGAAGGCGGGCGAGCCGCCCGAGCCAGTGAGCTATGCCGATGTGCAGGCGCGCTTCGGCCGCTCGTCCAAGACCAACAGCGTGCTGGCCGGCGACGACGTGCTGCAGGCGCTGCAGCAGCTGCGCGAGCTGAAGACCCAGGCCAAGCACCTCGAGCTGGCCGAGGAGCAGTGGAAGGCCGTCGTGATGAAGTCCATGGGCGAGAGCGACACCCTGATCGACTCGTCGGGCCACACCCTGGCCACCTGGAAGGCCAGCGCCGCGCCCAAGCGCTTCGACAGCGCCGCCTTCAAGGCCGCGCACCCCGACCTTTACGAGCAGTTCGTCGCCGTCGGCGAACCCTCGCGCCGCTTCCTGCTGAAGTGACCGCGGCCCCTCTTACCCACCACCAGGAGAACCTGAGCATGAACGAAATCGCACAGCGCCCGGCCAACCCCTTCGGCGACGCGCCGGTGGCGGCCCGTCCGGGCGGCAACGCGGTGGCGCAGACCGACCAGCAGCGCGCGATCGCCGAGGTGCAGGCCGCGATGATGATCGCGCGCATGAACCCCCGCGACCCGATCGCGGCGATGGACCGGATCCTGAACGCCTGCAGCCGGCCCACGCTGGCGAACGCGGCGGTCTACACCTACAACCGCGGCGGCAGCGACGTGTCGGGCCCCTCGATCCGCCTGGCCGAGGCCATGGCGCAGGCCTGGGGCAACATGCAGTTCGGCATCCGCGAGCTCGACCAGCGCAACGGCGAAAGCACGGTGCAGGCTTTCGCCTGGGACGTGGAGACCAACACCCGCCGCGAGGTGACGTTCCAGGTTCCTCACCTGCGCTACACGCGCAACGGCAGCAAGCGCCTCGAAGACCCGCGCGACATCTACGAAATGGTGGCCAACCAGGGGGCGCGCCGCCTGCGCGCCTGCATCCTGGCCGTCATCCCGGGCGACGTGACCGAGGCCGCCGTGGGTCAGTGCGAGACCACGATGCACACCACGGCAGACACCAGCCCCGAGGCCATGCAGAAGATGGTCAAGGCCTTCTCCGAGTTCGGCGTCTCGCGCGAGCAGATCGAGAAGCGCATCCAGCGCCGGCTCGACGCGATCCAGCCGGCCCAGGTGGTCGGCCTGAAGAAGGTCTACGCCTCGCTGCGCGACGGCATGAGCGTGGCAGCCGACTGGTTCGACCCGATCGATGGCGAGCAGCAGGCGGCCACGGGCGCGCCCAGCGCGGCCGACAAGGCGAAGGACGCGATCCGCGCGCGCGGCAAGAAGCCCGAGCCCACCGCCGCGCCGGCGCCGGCCCAGCCGCCAGCCAAGACGGTCGAGCAGTACAAGGCCGACATCGAGAACGCCACCGGCGTCGAGACCGCGCAGCTGGTGCTCGACGAAGCGCGCGACGTGCTCACGCCGACCGAGTTGGAAGACTTGCAGCAGACCTACCGCATGGCGTGGGAGAGCTGAACCGATGGCCACCCAGACCCGCATCTACAAGGTGGCCCCGGCCAGCGAGGGCGCGCAACGCTGCGGGCTGCCAGTTTCACTGGATGTGGCTTTACCTGGAATGGCGGAGCGAGCAATGAAGAAGGCCAAGGATTTCAACGCCGACATGACGGACCTGCAACTGCAGGTGAGCCAGGCATACGCGGCCGAAGTGCACAAGCTGCGCCAGGAGAACAAGGAACTGCGCGCGACCATCGCGGCATTCCCGTCGACTGCCACCGAACTGCAAGACCGCGTGACGATGCTGGAGCTGGCGAACCGCGAGCGGCACAACCCTCCCTGATTCCCACGCCGCGCCGGTCCGCCGGCCGCCCGCCTTCTTCACCACCACCAGGAGCATCCGATGAAGTTCCCCGGCACCAACAGCATGACCCTCAGCGAGGACGCCATCAAGGCCGCACTGGCGGCGCAGATCGCAGCGCTCCAAGGCGCCGATGTGCGCATCACGTCGATCGACATGCGCACCTACCCGACGCGCCTGACCGTCGAGTTCACCACCGACCCCGAACGCGCCCAGCTCGTGCCCATGACCGGCACCGCCGAGGCGGCCTGATCACCACCAGCCAGGAGCCCCGCACCATGCCCAGCCAGTTCGCCATCGAGTCGATGGCCAAGGTCACGATCTTGAACGTCAACGTGCGCAGCGAGCTGCACGGCGACGAGCACGTGCCCGCGGCCGACATCAGCGTCAAGCTGACCACCAGCAACCACATCCTGTCGGAGTTCGACGGCGCGCTGCGC